GTGAGTTGAAGTACCAAACGCTGGCGGAATGTCTCGGGGCGCTGGAGGGCGCCAAGCTCGACCTGATCGAGCGCGTCGTCAAGCCGTACGAGGCGAAGAAGGCCGAGGAGAACGGCGACGTATGGCCTGACTCTCTGACGGGCGTGGAAGATTATATTCTCACTCACCCCGACGTGCAATCGACTTTCGCCGCGATGCCTCGGCTCCATAACATTCACACTTGCAGCGCCGAGTGCCCCTGCCATACAGGCGGAACGCCTATGCCTGACTTTATTGGTGAATTGTGATGGGGCAAATCCCTTGCGAACTGGTGCTGGCGATAGGTGATAAACTACTCAAGCTGGAGTGTGTCTGCGAGCCAGGTGCCGAGTACTCAGCTACAAATGCGCTGATGGAAGCGATGCGCGACAAGATAAAGAAAGCTTACCATGCCGAGCTAGGTAGGCCTAAGTCTGACCAGGAGGTTTCACGTGACCGTAACAATGTACGACAGCGTTGAGGTTTCACAGATACCTGCGACGGCCGAGGCGGTCGCCGGGTACGTAGGCGGCAAATGGCCGACTTTCAATGTGTTGGTTCAGCGGTTTCCGCACACACACAGACTTTCGATCGCGGTGAATGCGAGCGAGGACGCAGACTGTCTCGACGTGGAGACAGGGGACGCGACGCCAGCTGAAGCGCCTGCCTGGTTTCGTCGCCAGATCAGGTTAGGTAAAACGCTGCCGTGCTTCTACGCGAACTCTTCGACGATGCCGGCAGTTATCGCCGCTCTTACCGCAGCAGGCATCCCACGCAACCAGTACCGCGTCTGGTCAGCGCACTACACAGGCGTACCGCACATCCAGCCAGGCTCAGACGCAACCCAATGGTACGACAAAGCGCTCGGTCGGAACCTCGACATTAGCTGGTGCAAGGACACCTTCTTTGGTACGGTAGCTGACACTTGGCAGCCGAACGATGAGGTCAACTGGTGCCGCGAGTGGGATAAAATCCTCGCACGCAAGACGCTCCCGGCACATCTACGCCGGCTGTATCTACGTAGCAGGATGCTGCTTAGACGCAGGGCAATCACGCGCGCCTCGTACAAGAGCGGGTGGCGCATCGCTAACCGCCTGTACCGCTACAAGCAGTTGCAGAAGCGTTCAGGCTAATGGTCTGGGTCGCTGTTGTCGCTCTCGTAGCGCTGTGGTTGCTCAGCATCAAGTTTGCTCTGGGGTGGTACAGGGAATAATGGCCTACGGCGATGATCCAACGGAGCCTGAGGCGACCGCATATGCAGTCGCGATTGAGCTTCTCTCCAAAGGGGTTCAGCCGTTCTGTGTATTGATCGATGATGATCTGCACGTTGTCGCGTGCAAGCCTACCAATAGAGTTAGTCTTGCCCAGATGATAAACATCGACGGCAAGATCCGAGATGGTTACATGGTTAGCTGTATGAAACTCGTACGAGATGCTATAGAGGAGGAGGCCCTCACATGAGCTGCTACCGCGGAATAATTGACTCTCGCCGTCTCGTTGGCGTGCTAGCCAACGCCAGCACTCGCTCAAAGCCGATTTACGCGCAGCTCGTACTCGAGCCCAACCTGCCGCCAACCCTAACCATAGTAACCGCCGACAAAGTCACGTACGGCGTCTCATTGACGGTGCCGCTAGCGGAGGTGTCATGACCGACGCTCACGAACAGGAAGTCACGATCAGGTTGATAGTCAGGTGGCCCGCGCACGAACCTCGGACAAGCGACCCTAACTACAAGTACTTTCACCAAGCCAAAGAGCGCATGAAGAAGGCCGGCCTACTCAAGTGCGCAGTCGAGAGCGACTATCACTCAACAGGACCAATCGAGCTGCATCACTCGAAGGTCGAGTTCGCGCACGCTAACGACATCAGCCTCGAAAAGTTCAATCATGCGTACGGGCTGCACCTTCACGACGAAGATTTCAAGCGCTACATCGAGGAAGAGGGCAACCTGGAGCCACTCTGCACGCTGCACCATCGCGGTCAAGAGGGCATTCACAGCTTGGATGAGCCGACCTGGAACGTGCTGCGTACGGCTACAGACCCAAAACACGTGGTGGAAGCTTTATCGAACAATGAGATTCCTGTCGTGAAGCCTCACTTGCAAGCGGTATCAAATGCTGGGGCTGTCGCCTAATGCAGCAGGGGGATCTGCTGTTGGTTCGAACCAACCATTTTGCGAGCCGACTGATTAGGTTCGGGCAGCGCGGTTACGGCAAACCTGCGAGCGAATGGAATCATGTCGCCGTGTATGTAGGCAACGGGGAGATCGTGGAGGCGCTGGCAAAGGGGGTTGTGCTGTCGCCGCTGACCAAGTACAAGCTCCCCGGAAGCGATGCACAGATACTCAAAACTGAAGTGTTCGGATGCCGGCTCGGGGAATACGGTGGAGCAATGCGCCACAACGCGGCCAGCTTCGCCCGCTCCTGTGTTGGCGAGGCCTACGGCTGGGGAACGATTGGGGCGCTCGCCGTCAAAGCACTCACCAAGGGCCGCATTGACTTCGGCGTGCAGGGCACGTCGATCTGCTCCGGACTCGCAGCGCGCAGCCTAGAGCGCCTTGGCTATAACTTCAACCCATATGACCCGGCTGAGCTAACGCCGGCCTACCTAGCAAAGAACGTGTAAGGAAATGAGCCGGTTATGGATTGGATCGTGTTCGGTGTGTGGCTGGTCTGGGATATGGCTGCGAAAGCCTGTGGGCGACCACGTTCACGCCTACTGCAAACGCTGTCCAAGCAGACCGCTACTAGAGTGGAAGGCCGAAGAGCTATGCGTTCAGGAAAATGCTACCGATGCTCAACATGCGGAACCTGTTGGCCCTTCCAACCTGCCTACTCCAAGTGCATCAAATGCGACAGCAAGTGCTGGAGCAAGCTGATCGAATCAGACGATGACGTGTTGACGCGCGTGGAAGCGTCGAAGCTAAAAGCCTATATCGACTTCGAAGAGTTCTGCACGCTGCGAGACGAACGCATTGCGCAAGAAGAGATCGATCGACTCGCCTCGGACATACCCCTTTTCCCTGACGCGTTCGTCTGATGGGCAGAGGACTGTTCGCGGCCAAACACTTCGCTGCTGCGGTAGAGGCTAAGAACCCGACAAAAGGCTGGTACTGCAACAAACCAAACTGCGACGGGAAACCACACGGCACCTGGACCGAGCCGCACGCTCGAGCTGCACAACACCCGCCGCAAAGGTTCTCTGAAGGTGCCGCTCGTATATGGCTCATCATGGCCGGCCGCGGGTTCGGAAAGACCCGAAGCGGCGCTGAGTGGATAGCTGCCCAAGCACGCAAGTACCCAAACTCCGAATGGGCAGTTTTGGCTCCGACCTTCAAGGACCTAAAGGAGATTTGCATCGAAGCACTGATGGAAGTGCTTGCAGACGACAAAGTGCAGTACAACCGCTCGTCGCTGGAAATCGTCTTACCAACCGGAGCCAAGATCCGATCGTATTCAGCCGAGGCGCCCGAGCGAGTCCGCGGCCCAAACCTATCTGGTGCATGGCTGGATGAGATCGCACAGAGTCAACTAAGCTACCCGCAAGCGTACAAGCAACTTTCAATGGCAATCCGCAAGCGAGGCTCACCCGTACAGCTAGTGGCGACCACAACACCGGACGGACAATCGAAGCTCGTCCGAGAGTTCACCTCTCGCCAAGACAACAGCGTGTGCATCACGAAAGGCTCGACGTTCGATAACCGCGATAACCTCGCGGAGGCGTTTATTGAGGAGGTAGAAGAGCGCCATAAAGGCACGCGCTGGGAGCGGCAGGAGATCTATGGCGAGCTGCTGGAGGATGTACCCGGCGCGCTGTGGACGCCTAGAATGATCGAGCGAAACCAAATGGAGATGCCGACTGATGCTCCAAAGTTTTAGTGAACTAACCCGGATTGTGGTAGCCGTAGATCCTGCTGTGACCGCAAACGAAGAGTCAGATGACACCGGAATCGTGGTTGTCGCCAGAGGACCACACCAGTCGAGTACATGCGAGATCGCATCCTGTCCTGGACACGGATACGTTCTTGAGGACGCTTCCTGTCACATGGTCGCTACGGAGTGGGCAAAGCTAGTTGTGTCTGTGTACGATAAGTGGAAAGCTGACCGGATCGTTGCTGAGGTAAACAACGGTGGGGATATGGTCGGCGCGCTCATTCACGCCGTACGCGCCGGCGTCCCGTATGCGAAGGTGACGGCGACGCGCGGAAAGCAGATGCGAGCAGAGCCGATTGCCGCGCTGTACGAGCAGGGCCGCGTTCACCACCTCGGGGACTTCCCGGAGTTGAAGGAGCAGCAGGAGACCTGGACTCCGGATTCTAAGTGGTCCCCAGACCGGCTGGACGCACTCGTGTGGGGTCTGACATATCTTGGCCTAGTAGGCGGTACGGGGCATGGCTTCGCTACAGCTTGGCGAGAGATCGCTAGCAGACGAGGACGGCCTGAGATTGCGGAGCTAAGGCAGATCCCCAAGCTTCAACATGACGAGACGATACATAAATGGGCAGAGGAGAAGTGTAAGGACGGCGAGAATCACCGTTTCTTCGAGATGGACGGTGAGTACCGCTGTCCGAAGTGCGAAGGATTTCTGAAACAGTAACCTCAACTGCGGCCAGGCCTAGAGCAAGCCGCGGCGGGAGATTCCGAATGACTGATTTGATAGATTTGATGAACGGTGAGCAGAAAGCACAATACGCTTCAGGCGAGATCAAACTCGCGATTTCTGATTCCGGTAGCATCATCGCAACCGACAGCAACCGCATAGGCGAAGGACGTACCCCGCGCTTAGCGATAGAGGCGATGTTGCCGTGAAGGTTCCCGTTATCAGCGCGCGCCGAGACCGTAGCCGAAAGGCGATCGAGACGGCGGCGATTGCGAAGACCATGCACGCAGTCGGGCAGTCGCTTGTCGAGACCGGCACGCTCGATCCGAGCGAGGTCGCTAAGAGCTTTGGTCCGGGCGCAACCCGCGTACACTCAGCAGGGCAAACTCCAGGCAGCGCGATCACGCACGCAGCAACAGGCTGGACCTCCACAAGCTCTATCAGCGGCAAGCTAAACGCGCGTCTCCAACAGAACCTAGCGAGCGGATTCGGGCAAGCTCCTGAGGAGCTAGAGGAAGCGCTCGCTATACAAGGGCTCACATGGGGGCCGCCGTTCCCGCCAGGCCGGCCGCTCGACCCATTCTTTGGTAATCGTCGCCCTCCTAGGACGTTTGATTATCCTGTCGGCGCGAACGTCCAACTTACACCGCGCTCGAACCGCGTCAGCTTCCCAACGCTCAAGGCGATCTACGAAGCATACGACGTAGCGCAAATATGCGTGAAACATCTCATAAATGATGTTCGCTCCCTCGACTACAACTGGGAGCCTATCCCCGGCATCAAGGCCGACGTCGCAGACGAGATCGAGCAGGCGATCGCCTTTTTCGACTCACCAGACAAGCGCCAGCCGTTTCGAACATGGATAGCGGAGTGGCTTCAGGATGTGCTGCGTTACGACGCCGGAGCGCTGTATATACGCCGCAATGAAGCCGGCGACCCAATCGCACTAGAGGTGATTAGCGGTAGTACGATCATTCCGCTCATCGACTACTACGGGCGCAAGCCAGAAGACGAGGATGACGAGAACGTAGACCCCGAAGGGCTGTTCGGTGGGGAGATAACGCCGGCGTTCGTGCAGATCATCGAGGGGCTACCGTGGGATTGGCTTGCGGCCGACGACCTGCTGTACCAGCCGTGGAACCCTCTCCCTGATTCGCAGTACGGGCAGTCTCCGCTCGAAGCGGTGCTGCTGAGCGCAAATACTGACATTCGCTTCCAATGGCACTTTTTGAACTTCTTTACGGAAGGCACCATGCCGGCCGGCTTCATGGAGGCGCCGCCGGACATGTCCGACCCGGCACAGATCGCATCCATGCAGGACGCTTGGGACGCGCTGATGCAGGGCGACCAGACGAAGCTCCGGCAGATCCGCTGGGTGCCGTCCGGCGCGAAGTTCACTGAAGCGAAGCCGGCAGCGAACAAGTTTGATTCAGAGTTCCCGTTGTACCTGATGCGCCGCACTTGCGCGTCGTACGGCGTCACCCCCAACGACCTTGGCTTTACGGAGAACGTGAACCGTGCGACAGGAGACACCCAGATCGACGTTCAGTTCCGCGTCGGCACAACCCCGTTACTGCGGTACGTCGAGGACGTCATCAACCTGTTCGTCAAGCAGCACCTCAAGCTGCGTGTGCGCATACGTTTCGATGACGGCAAAGAGACTGAGGATCGGGTCGCTGCCGCACAAGCAGCCGGGATATACCTGGATCACGGAGTCATCGGGATAGACGAGGTTCGTACTGAGCTTGGGCAGCCGATCGACAAGAGCAAACCGTCACCGCGGTACATCAACAACACGCGCGTCGGGCCGATCCCGATCCTGGCACTGGAGTCGATGGCGGGTAAGATCGATACGGAGACACTCGGGGTCGCTGACTCTCAAGCACTGGTTGATACTCCGTTCGTTGCGGCACCTGGAGTGATACCCCCTGCCGGCTCGCCGGAGCTGAAGCAGTCTGCTGAAACTACGGGTGCGCAGGCTAATGCGCTCCGGGATGCGACTGCGAACACGGGCCCGGGTGCTGAAGGTGAAGAAACGCCGGAAGGCGCGCAGGAAGGCGAAGAAACGCCGATCGATAAGATGCTCAAGGATATCGACGCGCTGCTAACGAAGGCTGAAACCGCGGGAGTAACGGCAGCGACAGGCGTCCAGGGCGTAGACCTTGAAAGCGAAGAGGAAGAAGACGACGATGACGAGGAAGAGGCTGCTACGAAGGCTGCGGCGACTGCGTTGGCTCTTCGGCGCTGGCGCGAGAACAGCCGGAACCGCCTAAAGAAGGGCAGGGCTCCTCGTAAGTTCGTAGACTCGAACCTCTCACCGGAGGCGCATCAGGCTATATGGTCGAAGCTGGAGAAAGCGAAGACGCGCGTGCAGGTGGACGCCGCCTTCAAGGCCAGCCCAAAAGCTAAGCCGGCGCGGCCGGCGTTCCACCACAACGCTGACGCGATCGTCGCACA